CAATGCAAAAGTTGCAGGGTGCGATGTGGACAAGAAGGTTTGCACTAAACTCCAAGAACAGTACAAACTATCCATCAAAAGTCTTCAGGAAACAATCCAAAAAGACAACACCTGGTTTAAAAGAAACAAGGGCTCCCTTGGTCTCTTGACTGGTGTTGTTATTGGAGTAGGTACTTCTATCGCCATTGTAAGGGCGGTACAGCCTAGTCAATGAAAACAAGGAAAGACCCAAACTATATCGCTGCTGTGGAGAAAGCGATTACCGAAAAGTACGGTAAAGATACCGTACAAGACTTCCGCCACGAATGGAAGGAAGAAAAAGAAAAAGAGTACCTAAATCAACTCAAAGAAATGAGAGTTAAACGAGATAAGTACTCAACAAACAAAGAGGCAGTCACAGTTGGCGACGTAAAGATTACTAAACGTCGTGACCGCCAAAAACAAGACCGCACTTGCCCAGTCTGTAAAACATATTCATTTTCCAGGAAGGACGACCTATATATGAATAGGTTTAAATGCTGTCATGATTGTTATATAGATTTTATATTTGGTCGAGAGCAAGCATGGAAAGACGGCAACAGACCAACAGATGAGCATATTGAAAATGCCTTAAGGAGACGAAAATAATGGCTACTGTCCTAGACGTAATTAGAGGTTTAAATCAGGCTGCTGCGAATGCTTATGACGGCGCTTTGGACGAGAATGGAGAAGCTCTAAAAATTGGGCTTAACCGAGAAGATGGCGACCCTATTATTGATAGCCGTTTAATCGATGGGTTTAAAGTTCGCTTTGCTGGACCTAAGATGATTGTAACTTATCAAAGCGAAATGCGAGTTAATGAGCTTCACCCTCGTAATCAATTTGAGAATGAGATTGATGCAAAATTTGCTGACATTGCTAAGTTTCTCAAGAAGGAATATAAAAATATTACTAAAAGCACAGTGAGCCTAACAGAAGATTCTGATGCTGACATCATTGTTCAGACGACTTCTCGTAATCACACCTGGGTTCAAGCAAAGAAACAATACGCTATTGGCGGCTTCGACGGCGTTGAGCCAGTTCGTATGGGGTCACAAAGATCTGCGGATGCAGAGAAGGATTATCACAAGAAGTTTCTAGACTTCTTGGACCAGGAGTCCTCCAAGCGTCCTAGCAATGACAAGGCGAAGAAGAACCCAGAAACACCAGAGGCATAAATGGCTCTCAATAAGAAGGAAATGATGGCGGAGATAGTCCGCTGCGGCAAAGACCCTGCCTTCTTTTGTAAAAAGTACGCAAAGATCTCTCACCCCATGAGAGGTTCCATTCCTTTTGATCTTTATGATTTCCAGGAGGAAGCTCTTAAAGACTTCAAAGAGAACCGATTCAGTGTAATCTTAAAAGCCCGCCAGTTAGGTATTTCTACCACGGTAGCTGCTTATGTCGCTTGGTTAATGCTTTTCCATAAAGACAAGAATGTTCTTATTGTGGCCACCAAGCTAGGCACCGCAGCCAACCTTGTAAAGAAGATTAAGGCAATACATAAAAACTTACCAGCATGGTTAAAGATATCTGATATTGCTATTGACAATAGAAACTCTTTTGAGTTAAGTAACGGCTCCCAAGTAAAGGCTTCCTCGACCTCTGGTGATGCTGGTCGTTCAGAGGCATTATCTCTTCTTGTTATTGATGAGGCAGCTTTTGTTGAGGGTATTGACGAGTTATGGGCTGGTCTTTATCCCACTCTGTCAACTGGTGGTCGTTGTATTGCTCTCTCCACACCAAACGGTGTTGGTAATTGGTTCCATAAAACCTATACAGAGGCTGAAGAGAACAAGAACGATTTCCACACTATCCGTTTGCCTTGGCAAGTGCATCCCGAGCGAGATCAGGCTTGGTTCGAAAAAGAGACACGAAACATGTCTCGTCGAGAAATCGCCCAAGAGCTTGAGTGCAACTTTAACGCTTCAGGTGATACCGTGGTGCATGGCGACGACCTGAAATTAATATTAGAAAAAGTTGTAGAACCAAAACATAAAACAGGATCTGGAAAGAGCCCGAGCCCCAGAATGATTATATTTTAGTTGCTGATGTTGCCAGAGGTGACGGGTCGGACTTTAGTGTTGCGCATGTGTTTGATACCCAGACTATGGAACAGGTAGCAGAATATCAAGGCAAAATCACACCAGATATGTTTGCCCCACAGTTGTATTCAATGGCTTCTGAGTACAACAATGCGTTGATGATTATAGAAAATAATTCATTAGGTATTGGTGTTTTGAGTAGATTGCAAGATTTAGACTATAAGAATTTATATTATAGTATAAAATCAACACATGAGTATGTTGATGAAGTATCTGCTCATGCCTTAGGAGGAGTAGCTGGTTTCACTATGTCAATGAAAACCCGACCACTTGTTATTGCGAAGTTTGAGGAATTCGTGAGAAATAAACTAATTACTATTAATTCCATTCGTCTTGCTAATGAAATTAAAACATTTGTATGGCACAATGGACGACCGCAAGCCATGAGAAGTTATAATGACGATCTCGTGATTGCGGCTTGTATCGGTTGTTGGGTAAGAGGAACAGCCCTGACGGCAAATCAACGGGAGGCAGATTACAAGAAGGCACTATTAACGAGTATATCCGTATCGTCCACAAAACTCAACACTAAGATACAAGGACAGCATGGCTTTAAAGGAAACCCAACATCTTTTAAAGGCACAGACGGAAAGACTCACGACCTAAATTGGATCATTAAAGGATAACCATGGCTGAAAATAATAATCAAAACCCAAGAAATAATCAATCAGCATTATTCAAAAGACTAACAAGACTGTTCAGTGGACCAATCGTAGATTACGATCGTCCTGCTAACATACGAAGTAATCGTCGTGATATAACAAAATATACATTTACCTCTAATACAGGGCGTGAGTTTAAGAAAAAAGAATATCACAATCCTTTTGGGGATCTTACTAATAAAGTTCTCTATAATCGCAATAAGCAAATGCGATATACAGATTTTGAGCAGATGGAATATATGCCGGAGATTGCTTCTGCTTTAGATATTTATGCTGATGAGATTACCACATCGACAACATTTAATCCGCTAATCAATATTGACTGTCAGAACAGAGAAATAAAAGATATAATTCAAACACTTTTATATAATGTTTTAAATACTGAGGCAAACTTGTTTGGTTGGGCAAGAAGTGCTTGTAAGTATGGTGACTATTATTTATACCTTGACATTGACGAGAAGTTGGGTATTACAAACGTAATCCCGCTTCCAGTTCGTGAAATGGAGAGGATCGAGGGAACAGATCCGACCAATCCAAACTACATTCAGTTCTACTGGCAAAACGCTGAAGGAAACACAGGTGTAACTTTTGAGAATTGGCAGGTCTCCCACTTCCGTGTCTTAGGAAATGACAAATACGTTCCCTACGGAACTTCAGTCCTAGAACCATCCCGCCGTATTTGGCGTCAGCTTACACTTCTAGAAGATGCGATGATGGCTTATCGTATCGTCCGATCACCCGAGCGCCGAGTATTTTATATTGATGTCGGCAATATGGCGGCAGAAGATGTAGAACAATATATTGAACAAGTAAAAACCCAGATGAAGCGAAACCAGATTGTCGATGAAGACACTGGTCGAGTTGATTTGCGGTACAATGCCATGAGTGTAGATGAGGATTTCTATATTCCTATTCGTGGTGCTGCTAGTAACACAAGGATTGAAACCCTAGCTGGCGGCCAGTTCACTGGCGACATTGACGATGTTAATTATCTTCGTGATAAACTTTTCTCAGCCCTTAAAGTACCAAAGGCTTACCTCGCACAATCAGATGCTCAAGAAGATAAGACAACTCTATCTCAAAAGGATATTCGCTTTGCTAGGACCATCCAACGACTTCAGCGAGTTATTGTTGCGGAACTAGAAAAGATTTGTATTATTCATCTTTATACTCTTGGGTATAGAAATAACGACTTACTATCTTTCAAACTAGCCCTTAACAATCCATCAAAAATTGCTGAACTACAGGAGCTTGAACATATGCGAACTAAGTTCGATGTCGCTGGCAGTGCTACTGACGGATACTTCTCTAAGCAGTGGGTATATCGAAATATCTTCAAGATTTCCGAGGAAGAGATTGATAGAATTCAGATTGAGCAATATACTGATGCTATGCATGGTGCAGCTATTGAAGGAGCCGGTACCCCACCAGAAGGCGCCGCAGGCGGAGAACTCGGCGACCTTGGAGGCGATGACCTAGGTGGCGACCTTGGCGGAGATCCTGGCGGAGAGGGAGCAGGCGCAGCCGGAGAGGAACCAGCAGACCAAGGACCACTTCTAGCCGAACCTGAAATTGAACCAGGACAAAGAGACGACAATGGCTATATGAGAGTTAAGAGCCCTCGCTGGAAACAAGGTGCCCGCCGTCGCAGCATGAATGGTGCTTATAACAGAGAAGGGGCAGGTTCGGCTCGCCGGACACTATTTAAAGGGTACCCTGAAATGAGCGCCTTAGCTAACGGCATCGCTAATGAGGGGCAACAAACCGAAGAGGATTTAATATTTGAAACTCAATTCGATATTAAACAACTAATTAAACAACTGGAAACAAAAGATGAAGGTCAAGCATAATAAAAAAAGAAACACAGCATTTTTGTATGAAGCCCTTGTAAGAGAGCTAACAAAAACAGTTGTAGAAAAAGATTCAGACCGCACCCAAAAAGTTAAGAACATTCTTAGGGAGCATTTTCGAAGCGGTATGGTATTGTTCAGTGAGTTGGGCTGTTTTAATGCTTTGTCCGACAAATCTAACCTTGACCAATATACAGCCGAGAAGATGGTTTTTCGTGCGAAGAAAGAATACGATCAACTTGACCAGCAAAGTATATTTAAAGAGCAGTCCGCCGTAATAAAGAAAGTTAACACTGACCTCGGTAAAGAGGTGTTTAATAATTTTGTTCCCAATTATAAGTCTTATGCGACTCTCGCTCAAATTTTTGGCGATAAGATACCCGTCAAGAATAGAGTATTGATGGAACAAAAAGTAATTAAGACACTTACCTCTGCACCAGAACAACAAGAAGAGTTACAACCAGTGGATAACCTTGTTGTCAAATCATTTACAGAGAGGTTTAATGACACCTATACTGAATTACTCCCAGAGCAGAAGGAACTACTTAACCGATACATTGTTTCCTTTAATGAAAACGAGGCTGACTTTAAGATTTATGCTGGTACTGAACTCAAGAGAATCCACGAAAGTGTAGAATCTTCACTTAGCCTTGATGATGTTAAGACTGATGAGCAAATGGTTGAGAGCACTAAGCAGGTACTACAGCAAATTTCTGAATTTAATGTAGCAAATTTAGGGGAACAAGAAATACTAAAAATCTTGAAACTCCAAAAACTAGTAAGAGAATACGAAGAAGATGCCAATAACAATTAAGATCGGTGATGCCGCACAACAAGAAGAGCCAAAACCAATTCAGGCTTCCATAGCTCTTCAGGTCAAGAAGACTCTTGACGGCAACCTTCTTATAAATGATCACAAGTATCTTGATATTGTTATTAATCCAGCAGAGGGTACAATTACAACGATGCCGAAACCAAACGTCGAGAAGGATGT